AGATGTTGATGATTTCCTCAATAAAGGGGAATGGGAAGTCGAGAAGAAGATGATTGATGTGGGCGATGAAGCCGTGAAGTACGCAGAGGAACATGGCGATTATAAAGACCATACGCTCACTTTGAGAACGTCCAATGATTATGATGTTGACCAAAGTGGTTTAACTCTGAAAAACGAAGCGGAATATGCTTCATTCGTAGAATCCAAAGGATTTGATGTTTTGAGTGGTGCCGCTTTATATGCAGAGAAACGACTAAAAGAAGAATTTGAATGATAGTAACTACCGACATTGGAAACATTCTTTACCAGGATTGCAAGGCTTTCGGAATAGACATAGTGCCTGACGGTGAAACGCTGACGGGTGAATTGAAGTCTGAAAGGATTGCTATCCACGCGAAGAAGCAACAGCCGGGGACTTATTGGAGAAAGTCTTTCGCGGAAGTGAATCTTTGCGTTCCTGATTTTAGCGAGAGCGAAGCGAATACTATCCGTTTGAATGAACTTGAAAGAGAAGCTATGAAACGGTTTGATAAAGTGGTAAGCTCCTATGACGGTACAACCTATTGTTACTCTATTGATGCTATCGGCACAGAAGCGGAAACAGCTTTAAAGTGTCATTATGTGAATGTGAGGATTTTATTTGAAGTGTTAAATGTAAAACTATAAAATTATGATTTCAGCAGTAGGAATTAAAAAAATCTTGTATGCCGACACAAGTGTAGTTACGGCAGACATTACTCCCGAAATTGCAAAGACTTTGATTCAGGCGGCTATTACCGCTAAGAATGAAGTACAGAATGTGCATGGGGAAACGTGGCAGATTGAAGAATCGGAAGCCTCCGTTACTGGTCACAAGAATCAGTTGAACGGTCAGAATTATCGCTATGATACTACCCCTGGTGACATTACGCCTTCTTTTTCGATTGGACAATACGATTGGAAAACGAAAGCCGATATGATGGGTGGCGAAGCGGTCAAAAAAGGCGGAAGTGGTGCAGATAAAGATGAAGTGGTAGGATGGAAACGTCCGACAGGCAAAGTCGTTATTAACAAGGCTCTTTTCTGCCTCACAGACGATCATGTTTGGTTTATCTTCCCTAATGCGCAGATCGTCGCCCGTGAATCGAATACAGACAAGGCGATTGCCATAGCTGTCAAAGGATTAGTACAGACATCTAAAGTCGCAGGCGTTTCTTCTGAATACAACTATGAAGAAAGCGCGGTTGGCTCCTTGGTTGCAGAGGGTTAATAGGTGATAGATTTAATAAAAACTAAGGGTGGGAGTGGCTTGGTTCACCTTCACCCTTTTTAATTCTAAGAGTTTATGAATCAAGCAGCAGAATTGGTGTCAGGTAGCCTGTTAGGTGAAAGTATGGCTACGATAATCATTGGAAGGAAAGTATATACGGTCAATCCTCCAGCAATAAAAGTTATTTGCCGCGCTTGCTCGGCTTTTGCAAAGATCAGGCTAGAAGGAGATTATACAAAGTTAAGTGTGATTGGAGAAATACCGTGTAATGCTCCGCATATAATCAAAGGACTTTCTGCTTTGATCGTAGGTGATGTTAAGCATTGGAGGTGGAAGGCTTATAAGGTAAGCCGATATCTACAATCAGCCACGAATAAAGAGTTGAACGAAGCCTGGGAGACTATTTATCCATTAATTGGTGGTGAGGATTTTTTCGCCTATGCGTTTTCCATGAAGAACGCCGTAAAAATGATAGCGAAGGAAAAGTTGTAGGAAACGAGACTATGCTAGGGCAGATCGCTTCGTTCATGGAAGAGCTTCACCTGTCATACAGAGAGGTCTTTGAGGTGATACCCTATCGGAATCTAATCATCATGCAGAAAGATAAACTACATGAGGCCCATGGAGAATTGGTCAAAAAAATATCAGGGAAAGAATTAGCTACAAAGAGAAGAAAGAAATGAGTAAACTATATTTCAAAGTAGGTAGTGACTGGCAAGAGGTTGTTCGTCTTCGTAATGAGATAACCAAGTTGGAAGCACAGATAAAGTCTATGGATGCAAATAAGGCTCCACAGGCTGTTGCTGTGCTTAATACCCAGATGCAACAGGCAAAACAACAGATGCAGGGAATGATAACCGAAGCGGCCAAAGCCGGGGCTGTGATGGACAATGATTTTAAGCAGAAAATCTTTGAAGCCTCACAGGGGGTAAATAGCTTTACCGAGAAGATTATTGCTCAAAAAGCAGTGGTTAAAGACGTAGAAGCTGATGTGAAACGGTTGGGCGAAGCCTATCGCTCTGCTTTGAAGAATAATCCTTTATCCGCTAATAGTAAGCTCTCCGAATATACATCTGCAAAGAAAACACTTAATGAAGAAAAAGCGGCATTGTTCGGACTAACTCAGGAACAGGCTAATGCTCGATTGTCTGTTAAAAAACTTCGGGATGAATACACATTGTTTAAAGACGATTCTCAAAAGATAGTCACCGTAAATGAGGGTGTGGGTGTATCATTTAAAAAGATACTGGCCGGCATTGGTGGAGTGGCGGCAATTAAACATTTGGGATCAGAGATTATCAATATTCGTGGTCAATTCCGGTCAATGGAAGTTTCTTTGAATACTATGATTGGAGAAACAAAAGCAAAGCCTCTTTTGACTGATATTAAGCAATATGCGGCTCTATCTCCACTCCAGTTGAAAGATGTATCTTCTGCTACTGAAATGATGATCGGCTTCAATATAGAAGCAGAGAAAACTCCGCGCTTCATCCGTGCGATCGGCGATATCTCCCGGGGCGAATCACAGAAGTTCAATTCTCTTACTTTGGCCTTTTCTCAGATGTCGGCTGCCGGTAAATTGATGGGGCAGGATCTTAACCAAATGATTAACGCAGGATTTAACCCGTTGCAGATTATCTCAGAAAAGACTGGCAAGTCCATAGCTCAGTTAAAAGATGAAATGTCAAAAGGAGCAATCTCTGCTGAAATGGTGCAACAAGCATTTATTGATGTCACATCAGAGGGAGGAAAATTCTACAAGATGTCGGAAAACGCCAGTAAAGAAATGGCGGGTCAGATGTCTATGCTTCAAGATGCTATTGATAGTGTGTTCAATGAAATAGGTCAAAACAATGAGGGCGCTATTGTCAAGGGTATTCAGATGACAACCAAGCTTGTAGAAAACTATGAGACAGTTGGACGGGTATTAACAGGACTGGTTGGTGTTTATGGAACTTATCGGACAGCATTGATTCTTAACGCTGTTGTTGAACAAGGATTTAATAAGGCTATTTGGGCGAATGTTTCAGCCACAAAGGCTTATACTGCAGCACAGGTCTTATTGCAAAAAGTTCTTAAACTTAACCCGTATATTGCCATTGGATCCGCTGTTGTTTCTCTTGGCCTCGCATTTTGGGCGTTAGCAGATCATACAACAGCCGCAGAAAAAGCACAGGCCAATTACAATAAGCGAAAAGAAGAAGCAGCCCAAGTTGAAGATAAACACAAACAGGAGATTGAAAAACTTATCACTACTGCTCAAAATGAGTACTCTTCATCAATAGATCGGGTCGATGCTTTAAATAAACTAAAGGATGCCTATCCTGGTATCATTCAGAAATATATTGACGAAGAAGGTCATTTAAAGGATATTTTGGGTCTTAAAAAAGAAATAGCAGAAATTGATTCCCGAAAGATAATTGAAGATACGGATTCTATCGTTACAGATTATCAATCTCGAATCAAAACTCTTCAGGATGAGATTGCTTTTCGGCATCAAAACTACGGAAATGGTCAGTATAAAAATCCTCTCTTACAAAGTAAGACAACTAATCAATTAGAGAAGGAGCTAAAGCAACTGGAAGAAGATGTAAAACCTTATGCAAAAGATCAGCGTCAGAATCGGTTAAACCAGTGGCAAATTGATCTTAAAAAAGAAACGGACGCTAAGATCAAGACTGAACTTGACGAAGCAAAACGTCTGCAAGCTATGCGGAAGAACAATCCTTTATACACTTTAAATATAATGGAGGGTTCTTTGCGGGGCCAGATATCGGGTGAAGAGTTGAATACGCGTATAGATGTTTTGCAATCAGAGCTTGATCTTCGATCCCCAAAGTCTGAAACAAAGAATAAAGCCTATTGGGAGAAAAAGAAAAAGGAAGCAGAAGCTGCCCGCGACGCTTTGGGGGTAGAAAAGCAAAACTCAAAAGATTGGAATGAGTATTCCATGCAGATCAAGGAAGCCCAGAAGAATATTGATAAGTATTCTGATTCAAAAACGACTAAGCAAGAGAATCAGGCCGAAAAGCTTCGTAAAGAATCAGAGAAATACAAACTCTTTCTTGATAAGAATAAACGCATCCAGGATCGAGCGGAAGTCGATGCTCAGAATGAAATTACTCAAAGTATCATTGATGCTATGGAGAATGGTTCCGCTAAAACTTTAGCGCAAAGAGAACTCAATCACAAAAAAGAGATAGAAGCTATCCGTCGTGAAGGAGAAGACCGGAAACAACAATTGATTGACGGCGCTAGAACTGAATTTCAAGCTGATCCTGTTAATAAAAAAAGAAGCTTCGATCTTACCGAGTTCCTAAAAAACAAATCTGTTCAAGACCAATTTAAACGGATAGATGAGCAGACGGCTAATAAACTGGGTACGAAAAATACTAAATATGTCCGTGGTGATGATATGGTTGAACTCCTTGATGAATACAAAGACTATACGGACAAACGTCTTATTATCGAAAAGAAATTTAATGATGATATTGCTGTACTACAAGAACAACGTAAACAGGCTGAGAAAAGTGGAAACACGGGTCAGGTAGAGCGAATTGATCGGTCTATTGCACAAGCAACGAAAGATAAAGGTAAATCGCTAATGGGATTGGATTATGAGAAGTTGAAACAATCCCCGGAATACGTACGTGCTTTCGAAAATTTAAGACAGACATCGACAGAAACGCTAAACTCCCTGTTGTCCCAATTTGAAAACGCTAAACAGTCGGCGGCTCAAGTATTGTCGCCCGATCAACTTCGGGAATATACTACCACTATTCAGTCAATCATGGATGAACTGGATGAAAGGAATCCATTTCAGGCGTTAGCAGATAGAAAGAAAGAACTGGCAGATGCCGAGAATGAACTGGCGGAAGCAAAGAGACAACTCGATCTTGTAAACGATGGTGGTAAAATTGTTACTGGTGTAAAAAACTCAAAACTGGAAAAGGGTAAGATCAGCTTTGAAAACACTTATCTATCTTCTGCTGATGCACTTAAAAAATACAACGAGGCGAAAGATAAAGCTGCAAAGGCAAGTAATAGGTATCAGAAAGCGGAAAAAGAGGTAGCCGATGTCGTTGATAAACTATTTACCTCAATAAAAGATGTCGGAAGTACGATCGGAGGAACGTCTGGCGAAGTTCTTTCTTTCATTGGCGATATAGGCTTGTTTGTCACAAGCTCTATTAACGCATGGGAGACAGCAGCTAGTGCCGGCTCAAAGGCTGTTCAGGCGGTGGAGAAAGCTTCTGTTATTCTTGCTGTTATATCTACCGTAATACAATTGATGGAGAAGCTTTCTTCTCTATCGAAATCTGCCTATGAGCAATATGAAGCATTTGCAGAGAAGGTTAAAGAGATAAATTTGCTTACCGACGCTGTTAATGAGTATCGCATAGCTGCATTAGAAGCACAACAAGTAGAAAACAACTGGTTTTCAAAGGATAATCTCCAGAATTTACGCGATTATCGTAAGCTGCATGAAGAGGTTGCCAAAGCTTATAAAGATAAAGCAGAAGAGGATCAGGCCACATATCAGAACCAAAAAGGAGGAGGGTGGTTAACTGGTGGACTGAATGGTATAATGAACTGGCTTTCCCCTCTGGGTTGGTCTGGCATGTGGCAGAAGTGGACTAATCAGAATTACAAAGAGGGGACAACCGCAGCAATCGATAACCTTCGAATTGAGACAAGGAAAAAGAGTAAGGGTTTTCTCGGTACTGGCATTGGATCTAAATCTCAAAAAACAGAAGATTTAGCTTCATGGATTAAAAAGCAAAAAGGATGGGAAGATGAAGATTTATTTGATGAAGACAAGCTTATTAATGCAGGTTTAGCAAAGGAGGTTATTGAAAAGTTTGGAGATAAGTTAGTAGGTCAAACAAAAGAAACGCTAGAGGCTCTTATCGATCTTAGAGAACAGTACGATGAGTATCTGGATCAGCTCCATGAATATGTGAGTTCTTTGTATGAACCGCTTGTCGATAATGTCGTTGATAGTCTTTGGGATTGGCTGGATACGGGCAAGGACGCTTTAGATAGTTTTAAAGATTATGCATCTGATACATTTAAAGACATTGTCTCTGATATGATGCGTTCGATAGTTTTAAGTAAGGTTGTAGATGGCTTTGATAAGCAAGTTTCCGATTTATATGAGAAGTATGCTAAAGGAGATATTGATGAACAAGAATTAATGAAACAGGTTGCAGAAAAGACTGGTGAACTTGTCGATAGATACGAGCAGAATATGCCAACGCTTCAAGAGATTCTTGGTACTGTTAATGGATATTTTAAAGATGCGGGAATTGACTTAAAAGATAAAAATGCTAATTCTCAGTCCTCTTCTAAAGCTGTTTCTGTAATGGCTTCACAGGATTCTATTGATGAAACAAATGGACGTCTTACGGGCATACAGATGGCCGGTGAAGAAATAAAGGTTCAAAACGTATCTCAGTCCGAATCGCTAAATATCCTTACTGTAAAAGCTGATGCAATCCTGTCAGTTAATACCGATACAAGGAATATTGCCGATGAAATCCGAACTATTCAGGTAAACTCATATCTGGAACTGCAAGAGATAAGGGAAAATACAGGAAATTCGGCTAAATACCTGAAAGATATTAAAGCTGATATGGCAGAAGTGAAAAAGAATACTTCAGGCCTTAATTCAAGATAAAAATAGGGTGCTAATGTGTGGCACCCTATTTGTTTATTGCTTTGAAAAAGTTAGTTGTATTACGTAATGCCGTTCTTCATTTTCATCTATTTCTCCCATGATTATTTCATTGGAAGTTAGCTTGTAAGAATTTCCATTACGATGAATAACAACATCGCTTTTTGTGTAAGCAAAATAGTCCGAGAGAGAATAGGGCTCTTCTATGGAATCACTTTCATAGGGACTGTTTACAAAAACATACTGAATTGTTTTTTCCATGATAAATTGAATTTGAGTATATAAACAAAGGTACAAATAAAAATTATAAATTATGGCAGACTTAATAATTAATGGCTTTGATGCCTTTTTACAATGGGGTATAAGAATGGGCGACGGCTTTCTTGATGCAATCTTCGCCCCGGAACCTTTGAAGGAATTTATAGAGAATAAATCCCGGTTAAACAACGGTAAGCAAGTAGTCTATAATAACCCTAAGATCGATGAAAGAGATGTTACGCTGGTATTCACCTTAGAAGGAGAGACTCCGGATGATTACCTATCGAAATACAGCGCCTTTAAAACCGAACTTCAAAAGGGAAAAATAGAGATTAAAGTACCGGCACTTGGCAATCAGGTGTATCGGCTTACTTATCTCCGATCTGCTTCATTCGGATTAAATACTCCCCGTACTTTCTCAAAGATTTCGGTCAAATTCAATGAGCCTAACCCTAGTCAGGAAGGCAGGAAATAGCTAGTTTCCCACAAGGCTTTAATTGTGGGAAACGGAAACTCTAATTTTTAGGGCTTCTTTTTTTTATCACCGAAATTTGATGTGTTATGATTGACATCAAAGACACATCAAATAACAATCGTTTGTCGACTCAAGTTAATGAAGGGTCGATTTATAAATACACACTGCTGAAGGAAGAATATATTCTTTTGAAGTTCAGTGTGGAAAATCCTATCTATTTCCGGTTAGGTGACTATACAGATATATATGAAGGTTTATTTGAAATAGTAGATTTAGTTTTTCCGACTTACAACAAGTCTACTGGCGGATATGATTACGATCTCCGTATGGACGCTCATTATTGGAAATGGAAGCACAAAAAGCTTTTCTATGATCGTCAGAAGGGCAAAGAAGCCAAGTGGAGTCTTACTAGAACGCCGGATGCCCATATGTCAATTGTCGTTTCTAATATAGCGGCATTGGGTTATACCTATAAAGGGAAACCGTATGTATTTTCAATGGATGCTACGGTGAAGATGGAGCCTATTTTTATTCAGTATGACAATACTAACATCATAGATGGTATATCGATGATTGCCGAAGCCTGTGGTTGCGAGTGGTGGGTAAAAGAGAACTATATCTTTTTAGGGCACTGTGAAGACACGATAAAGGATGTCATTACTTTAGAAATGGGCAATGAATTGTCCGACATGACTCGTAGTGATAGTACATCTACTTACGCCACAAGAATTATTTCGTTTGGTTCAGAGAGAAATATTCCCAAAAACTATCGTCCTGATAGTGATGACTTAGTTATTGAAGGTGTTGTTCAGAGGCGATTAAAGTTGCCGGAAGGTATTCCATATGTTGATGCTTATCCTGATATGACAACCGAGGAGGCCATCGAAAATGTCGTTTTATAGGAACGATATCAGAAGTAAACGAGACTAGAGGAAACATCGTTGATGAGAATGGGAAGCCTACAGGAGAGACTTATCCTATCTTCACAATTAGAGATGCCGGCCTAAAGAACTTTAAAAAAGAATACCTGCTTGATGAACTTCGATTTGTGTTTCAATCGGGGAGTATGAATGGTATGCATTTTGCTCTTGAATTGAAATCGAGTGATGATACAGGAACTGTCTTTGAAATTGAAAGGAACCAGAATTACGGTCAGTTCTTGCCGAATGACATAATGAAGCCTGAGAAAGATGGAACTTACATTCTCTACGGCTATGACACATCTTTCATATCAGATACACTAATTGGTGAAGCTGAACAGGAATTGCTGGAAGAAACACAGAAATACGTAGAGAAGAGCAAGATTGATCCATCTGTCTACGTCTGCCCAACTAACCCGGTAAGGTGTGCCGGTTACATAGACGGTAAACATAATCAACAGAAAGAAATTGATCTGGAGATTGGTCGTCGAGTGAAGCTTATCAATAATGCGTTTTTCAAAGATGGCCGCGAATCCCGCATCTATGGTTTTGAAAAGAAACTGGATAATCCGTTTGAATGTACTTATACCGTTGGAGAATCAACGCAGTATTCTCGTATTGGTGATATAGAAAACCGGCTGGATGAACTTAAATATAGTGGAAATACTTATGTGAATACAGGGGGAGGATCTGGAGGAATCTATGTTATTAAAACAAATGATTCCACGATTCCAACGGACCAGAATGTGTATTCCGCCTTAATGACTGACGCAAAAATCTACAAGGCTATAGAGGACAATTTACAAGACCTTGACGGCATGTTTTTGCGCAAAGATATTCCGGATACAGCGCATGGCGCGATTTCTTTTGAAGATATGGCGCAAAGTACATTGTTTGCCGAAGGTTACGAATGGGGAGCCGGTTGGGGGATCAATAATGAGGGATTAGGCTGGTTTGGAGAATTGAAGGTTCGGGATAATGTTTATATCGGTAAGATGTCCGGTTCTCCTTCGTCTGCCTCTGGTATGATGGGTTACGGTACTATACTGGATATGCAAAAAGCGTCTGGGGAATTTGATTATCTCCTTGCCCGTAAAGAGTTCCGTGTTAACACAATGGTCGTAAATGAAACATTGGGACTGAATGGCAATCGTTTTGTATCCGATTTCAATAAGATCGAATCTGTTCAGGAACTTTCGGATCGTTACCGTTGTAAGATTGACAAGATCGAAGGAATGATGTACATGAACATACGAGGTGACGATCTTATTTGTTGTCAGCAGTTCTCAGGTCTGTCATCCCATTATTATTATGGAGAGGTATTAGGAATTACAGAAGATTACTTCGACCTTAGAAAGCCTCTTTTAGATGGTCATTCTGTGCCGATGGCCGGTGATACGGTATTCCGTGCAGGTAACGATTCCGATCCAAATCGACAGGGTGTAATCTATTTGGCAACATCGGATACAAACGCGCCTTATATAGACGTATTAGATGGTCTGACATCTCCTGATATGACTGATAAAACAAAGGTTCGTATTGGTAACGTATCCGGGATAACATCAAAGTATAAGGGCAATTTAGGACAGTTGGGTTATCATCATGGTATTTACATCAAGGGCGGTATCTTTGAAGAATGTGATATCTACCTGGAAGATGGAACAACTGTTTACCAGTCATTCCAGATTATAAACGGGAAGTTGGAAAGTGAGATATCTTCTATCAGGGATGCTATCAACGATAACGGTAACAATATCCTGTCCAATCCGACATGGACGGCAGGACTGGATAAATGGGACTATACTCAGGATATCAATTTATTCTCTGCAACAAATGGGTGGCTGTGGTTTAATGCGGCTTTCTATTCTGATAAAAAGAGTTCAGTTGAGGTGATCCGGGACAGTGCATCCCGCGTTCTTCGTATGTATAAAAGCGGTATAACACAGGTTAATGCAAACCTGCAAAGCCGGGAATCTGGTACATACGTGATGCGTATCCGATACAAGGCTATAACAGCCGGAACATTGACCTATGGATTCTCAGGGAAAGAACTTTATAAGTCAACTCTGGTAACAGCCACAACAGACTATCAGGAAGAAACAATAACAGCAGAATGGGATGGTACTGGGGATTTCTCCTGCACTTACTCCGGTGACATATACATAAAAAGCCTTACGGTTATTTCAGATAGGATTGCAGCAATCAGAAATGAATTCGAAACAAAGATCGAACAAACGGATCAAAAGATAGAATTACTTGCTACGCGTGTCACTACAACAGAAGAAGGTGTAACACAGGCACAAGCGAGCATTTCTGTTATGGCTGATGAAATTGCATTGAAAGCTACAAAGGATGAGTTCAACGCTTTGGGCAGGCGGGTTACTGCGAATGAAGCTTCGATCACTGTAAATGCGGATGCTATTAAACTGAAGGTGTCCCAGATTGATTTTGACAGCTTGGGACGTCGGATTACATCAGCGGAATCGTCAATAGAGACAAATGCTTATCAAATAAGTTTAAAGGCTTCTCAGTATTCGGTCAGTAGTTTGACTGGTCGTGTATTATCTGCGGAATCGGCCATACAAGTCAATGCGGATAATATCAGTAGCAAAGTAGCTGTAACTGATTACACCGGGACGAATATTGTCAGTATGATCAACCAGACGGCTGATGCAGTGAAAATTATGGCGTCAAAAGTAGATATTCAGGCGTATAACTTGAATATGATCCGGAACTCGGGAGAGTGTCAGAACACCGTTTACTGGCAGGTAGACGGTGGAGCTTCTAATTTATCAGTATCGAATGGTTCTATTTCTGTTAATTTTTCAAACATTTCCGGGTGGTTATACAATCGAAGCCTGGCCGGTATTCAGTTGTTGGTACGCAGGAAATACACATTACGAATTAGCCTGTATTCTTCGGTATCTACAACTGTTACAGTATGGATCGGACCATATCAAACCGATATACCAGTATCGGTCGGAGACAGAGAATATACATATACGTTTACTGTTTCCAGTAATACGGATGCTCAATTCTTTTGTATGGCTTGTTCGACTTCCTGTAGAATGATGGTACACCGAGTAAAGTTTGAAGATGGTGAATACGCAACTCCCTGGACACCGAATCCGAACGATTCGATCTATTCTCTTGACTCCGATCTGGTAGCGGCTTTAAACGGTACAACAATTTCCGGAGGTTTACAGCTGACGACAAAGATAAAACTAGGATTGTTGTCGGGTGGTGTGTGGACTGAACAGGGTGGTATATCTGCGAACATTGATAATATCATGTTGTGGGCGGGCGGTACCTATGACCAGGCAAAAGCAGGAAATGTAAAGACTATACTTCGTCATGACGGCTCTTTAAAAGCAGAAGGTGAATTTGAATGTGGTTCAAAAACAGGAAATAGATGTTTGTTATCCGGTGACGGACGATTCAGAATGTTTCGTGGAGAGGTGGAAATACTAAACTTAGGGTATTTTGTAGAAAGTGATACATACTACTATCCTTCATTGAGTATGACAAGAAAAACAAGTTCAGGAACTGCTTTTGGTGGAGTGACTTTAAGTCCTACAGAATTGCTGTTTTCCAGTCCGGACGGACTAGGGTGTCTGTATGGAAATAATAATATGATATTTAATATAAACAAATTCCCGACTTCAGGAAGCATGGTAGGTGCCGTGTATAGGGATGGGAATACTTTAAAAATAAGAACATCATGAAAGTAAATTTTAATGTAGCGTTTAAGAATTTCGATGGAAAAGATGTAACTGAAACGTATCAAGAAGTTGTACGTGAAGAAGTGAACGGGGTAGTAAAAGATGTCGTAAAAGATAAGGTTAAAACTCAAATGATTTATCGTATGGTAGCCTCTATACTCTTTGTTGGCAAAGAATGTAAAGATGTAGATGAAAAAATGGCTTCATTCAATTTATCTCAGCGCATTTACAATGCAAAGGGAGCGATAGAGGTAACAACAGAAGAAGCCGCTTTGATAAAAAAGTTAGTTGCAAACTCTCTTATCGCTGGGGCTTATGCTCAGGTTGTGAATTTATTGGAAAATGGTACATCAAAAAAATAGTATTATGGAAATAGTATCGAATAAAATCAATCAGATAGCAACAACACAGGCTTGTGAAGGTGTAATAAATACGTACACCTATTCTCAAGATGTCGGACAGCCGGTAACGGATATCCGGATCGAAATATCTAAAAACGGTAATAAGGTTGCCGGAGCTAATTACATGGGTAGTTCTAATCGACTTTTGATCGACGTAAATGATTACAAGTTTCTGACACTCGGAGAGTGCAAGGCTGCTTTGTCTGCCATGTTGGATGATATTGAAACAATTCTTGCAGATGAAGATCGTATACAATAACATATTGCCTGTTAAGGGGTTCACAGCTATGAACCTTTTCGGAATAATCTTTGCCCGAAATGAGTACAAACCCCTTGCCCGGCGAATACAGAATCATGAAGCCATTCATACGGTTCAAATGAAAGAAATGTTGTACATTTTTTTTTATTTCTGGTATCTGGTGGAGTGGTTGGTTAAACTCTTTCGTTATGGTCGGAATGCTTACGAAAATATCTCATTTGAAAGAGAGGCTTATACATATCAGTATGACTACTCTCATTTAGAAAAGCGGAAAAAATATCATTGGATTAAACGACTATGACACAGGAAGAATTTGATAGTTTAGTTCAGCGGGTAACGAATGCGTTACAGGGAAGTTCAAAGATGGTAACCGATCTTAGGGTAGTAAAATCCCCGGTTGGTGTTAATCTTCTTCCGGGAGTACTCGGTGGAGAACTTGTAGCCTTGGAAGCTGCATCTTTAATGGGGACAGACGGTAAAACCCCATTATTTGAAGTTGGTTCTATTTCTTCCGGATTGGATGCAGATGCCTCTATTGAACTGTCAGGAACAGACCCATCCGGTAATCCTATTTATAAAATAGGTCTTGTACTGCCTAAAGGAGATGACGGTGCAATTCCTTTTTTGGAATTTGGAAGCATTTCAACAGGAGAACCAGATACGGATGCGTCAGCCACTTTTAAAGAAAATGGAACGACAGAAGATGGACGACCAAAGTATAAACTATTCCTTACTATACCACGAGGAAGTAAAGGGAATAAGGGCAATGACGGAAAAACTCCGGTAATGGAAGCCGGAAGTGCATCTAAAGGGCAGGAACCGTCTGTGTCTATAATTCGTAACGGTGATGATCCATCTGGTAATCCAAAGTATAAAATAGACTTGGTTCTACCACAAGGTGATGCTGGTAAAAATCCGGTTCTTGAACTTGGAGAAGTTATGACAGGTGAGCCAGGCTCAGAGGCTTCTGCCGTCTTTATTCCGGTCGGACAAACCCCAGAAGGTAATCCGAAATACTCTCTGAAACTGACCATTCCTAGAGGGGATACGGGATTGCCTGGTAAGGGTTCCGGGAATGTCTCTGTAAATGGCTCTGATTTAATCAGAGGAAAACAATATCTTTTTGTTCCTTCTTCCGGTGGAAGTACAGAAGGTTTTTTTGTTGAGTATATCCCTTTTAACGATGCAGAGTTGAGGGAAGAGATAGGACGAAATCTACAGTTGGCAAAAACATATACCAATGAGCAGATAGCCGGTATTGTTCAATTCGACATAAAAGTAGTCCTGGTACTGCCGGATACAGGAGTTAAAGGAACGATCTATTTAGTTCCAAAAACAGGATCAGGAAACGACGTTCACAATGAATATATCTGGAATGAAACTTCTGGCAAATTTGAATTGATTGGTTCTACTTCTGTCGATTTGTCTGATTACTATACTAAGAATGAAGCCAACGAACGTTATGTTTTGAAGGAAGCAGGGAAACGTTTAATGACGAATGCGGAAGGAGCAAAGCTGGAAGGTATAGAATCCGGTGCAAATAAGTTTGTCCTGCCAACAGGGGAGGGATATAACTTTATTCCGGCAGGTGGGGCAGTGGGACAGGTTTTAACAAACACTGCTCCAGGTGTAGCTGAATGGGGAAACTCAAATAGTGAATATATCGAAATAGGTGATGTTACTCAAATAAATAGAGTACGAACCACTAGTGAATTGGATTGGGGTTCATTTATAAACGGTAACACAATAGAGGATATGGAAAGGGCATATCAAGAAAATATACCTATATATTCCCGATCCGAAGGTCAGTATCATTCATACAAGAAAGGTTATTCCCGATGTACTTCCATCATGCAAAGATATGATGGGGAGGTGGTTCATTATTTGTCATATTTGATGTAGTCTGAAGGTATTTAATTGACTACAAATAGATTAAAAGAAACTCGCA